TTGGATCTATTACCAATATACTTTCAGCACAAGGTTTAAGCGATGAACAGATTGGTACAGTTGCTACAGATACAGGACAACCACTAAAGAAAGATCCAAGCGCCGTCGGACAAGATCCTAAAGATCCTAAAGATCCAAATGCACCTCTAGGTGGTGAGCCAGTTGATGCAAACAAAGATGGTAAAGACGATAACACAGGTAAGCCTATTGCTAAAACACCAAGTGGTGAACCAGAAGCACCACAAGCCGGAGCAACAGCAGATGCTGGTCCTGCAAAAAAAGGTGATGTTAAAAAAGCCCAAGATGGTAAAGAATATCAATGGGCGGGTGCGTTATGGGTAGATACTGCAACTAATAAACCTATTGGTGTTCAAGCATCGTTGCAACTAGGACTAGGACATCCTAAATTAGATCCAATTATTGCCGCGGCAAAAAAAGATCCAGCAGTAGCAAAAGCAATTAAAGCACAACTTACACAAGCGGCTTAGAAAAACGGCATTTGCGTTTTCTTTGTAGTTTCTAAATTTTCTTTTATTATATCACTTATAATTGCACGGTCTTCGATGCATAATTCAAAGGCTTCAGTCATTGTCATGCTTCCTCGCATATACCACATGAGTTTAAACAAGTCAGACTTCAACTGTTTGGATTGGCCTTCTAAATTATTAACTTCTTCTAGGATCTGTTCAACCGGCCAGGTGACGATCCTTATGCGAAAAAAGTTGATTGATCAAATATAATAGGAACTTCAAAATTTTCTGCAGAACCTTCTGCTATTTGTTCTTCAGTTGCTTTTACTTTCATAGGCGGAACTTCAAATGTTTTCTTTTGCACTTCAATGTGATCACTAAGTGCTTTAAAAAATGATTTGTCAGTATTTTCTAAAAATTCTGTAATATGATCTCTTGCAGTAACAACGTCATCGCCTACTTGAATTGATACAACACTATTAATAACCATACCTAGTGTAATATCTCTAATCTTATTAAATGTAATATTAAATTGTTTTAATTTTTCGTCTTCTTCAATTTGATCGTTGTTTACTAATGAAAAGATTCTTTGCTCTTCAAAAGTTTGCATTGACACTTGACTAAATTCTTTATACGATAGCGGACGTACTATACATGTCAACCCATTTGCATCAAACTTATTATCAAACTCAGCATTTGTATATCTATCAAGTACATTTCTTAAATCAATAGTATAATCTACTTGAGTTGTAGTACCTGGAGCAGTTGCACTAATACTCATGTGTTCTCCATAGGTTGCAATTCTAATAGCAATCAAACATGCGTCAATGTCAAGACTTGGCATACTCCAAGCGTTCTTAATATTAGGAATACAACTTTGAATTAAGTCTACAGTTGCCTGACCGCTAAGAAGTGCATCTGGAGTTTTTAATGCAAGTTCATCTTTTGCTGTCATAGGCAATACAGGCAATTCTCCTGTTTCTGACATTTCTAAACAATTCTCACCGTAATATTTTCCACCACTAGGTAAAGTGAAATAAATTTTTGCTGTTCTAAAATGCCCTGCCAGTGGATTAACTGTGCTTTTTGTTGGTTGATTTAATAATGGGTTTATATTATTTCCATTATTCGTCTTAAATTCGTCTGGGTTAAAGTCTGCCATGTTTTTCTCCGTATAAATACATTAGTAATTAGTATATGTATTTATGTACGCACTTTATAGGATTTAGACTAATATGGCAGGACCTGTAACAGGAACGATTGGAACCGAAGACGTAACCCTCAATGATGCGGCTACTGAAACTACCTTATTGAAAATGCTGGCGGTTATGAGCAAGCAGGGAGGATCCGGTGGTGGTGGCGGTGCCGGTGGTGGAAAAGAAGGAGCAAAACAACTCGTTGCTATGGCTAAGGCTACGGGCAAAACTACCAAAGAGTTAGAAGAATTTGAAGATACTATAGAAGAAACTAGTACTGCTATGTCTAGAGGCTTTGGTCAAGTCATGGGTGCAGTACAAGGTCTTGCGTATGAATTTATGGGTGGCGCAACATCCATGTCAGACTTCACTCAACATATTACTGGTGCATTATCGTCTATACCTATAGTAGGTCCATTAGTCGGTGGAGCATTACAGTTATTAGTTGGTGTTGTAGATAACAACATACAAACATTTAGAGAAATGTCACAAGTTGGTGTTGACTTTGGAGATAGCATTTTTGGTGCTAAACTAGCGGCAACACAAGCAGGACTTAGTATGGAAACGTTTGCTGGAGTTGTTGGACAAAACTCACAATCATTAGCATTATTTGGCGGTAATGCCGCAGAAGGTGCAAAACGTTTTGCCGCAATTAGTGGTGAAATACAAAGGAACTTTGGTCCTAAATTTAGTAAACTTGGCCTAACAATGGAAGAAACTGCTGAATTTACAGCAGATTATATTGATATGCAAACGAGATTAGGTCGATCACAGCGTATGAGCAATGGAGACATTGTAAAAAATGCGGCGGCTATGACTGAACAAGTAGACTTACTTGCAAGAGTAACAGGTAAAAGACGTGACCAGATCATGGAAGAAATTAAAGGCAACCAAGCAGACAAGCGTCTTAAGTTGATCTTTAATATAATGGACGAAAGTGCTAAAGCAAACCTTAATGGTGTATTGACTATGATGGGTGACGCAAGTCCGGGACTTAAAGATGCAATTACAGAAATGGTAGCAACCGGCGGCGTTCCACTAGGAGCAATGGGGCAAGATTTAATACGTTTAAATAAAGATTTGGCAGGAATGTCCGCAGGTTTGAAAAACGGTACAGTTACACAAGAACAGTTTATGGCAGAAATTAGAAAAACTGCAAACATGGCTAATAACCTGACTGATGCACAAAAAGAACAGTATTCATTACTAGCGGCACAAGGCTCGGAAATCGGCGCGGCTACTATTGAAATTATTGGTTTGCAAAATGCTGGTAAGGCATTAGGTAAAGCACAACAAGACCAAGTCGATGCTGAAAAATCAAGATCAAAAGCCACAGCAGATTTTGAACGTATACTACAAGAATCAAAAAACAAAATCATGGACGCATTAATCACATCAGGTATATTTGATACAATAGCAACAACACTTGGATCATTTACTACATGGCTAGCAAGTCCAGACGGTACAAAACGAATTGAAGATTTTGTTGGAACTCTCTCAACTAAATTTAACGAACTAATCACAGCCTTTAAAGAAGGTAAACTTATGGATCTTCTGTCAGGATATGTTAAAGATGGCTTAGCAGGTTTAGGCGGCGTCATTGGCGGATTATTAGGAAAAATGTTTAGTGGTGGCAGTGAAGAAGAAGAAGTGGGCCCAGATGGTAAACCAGTAAAGAAGGCTGCGGGTGGTGGAATGTTTGGTGGGATAGACGGAGCATTAGAAAAGTTAGCAGGATTGGTAATGGTAGGTGGTGTAGTTTATCTTGCAATTAAAGGCTTCCAAGCATTGCTCGGTGGATTTGCAAGTCCAACAGTTATATTAGGTGCAGGAGTATTAGCAGGATTATTAATTGGTACAGGCGCCGCAATTGCACTTGCAGGTAAAGGTATTGAAGCGGCTGGCAAAGGTGTATCAGCCGTTGCAGACGCCGTTGAACGCATGGCAGCAATAAAAGACAGTGCTAACTTAACTAACATTGCAACAGCGTTGGGAGCAATTGGTAGTGCTATGCTGAAATTTGCGGCAGCAGAAATGCTTTCTGGACTTGGAAGCATGTTTGGCGGTGATAATATATTTGACACAATGGTTACAGGTATTAATAAATTTGCATTAATTGATGCTGCAGCAATCAAAAATGTTGCTAGTTTAGCAGGTACAGGATTATCAGATCTTGGCGATGCAATGATAAAACTTGCGGCAGGCGGAATTATAGATAGTATTGGTAGTTTCTTTGGAGCAAGTTCACCATTTGAAAAAATGGTAGCCGGTATTAACGAATTTGCAAAAATTGATGCAACAGCAGTAGCAAACTTAACAGCATCATCAGGCGGTTTAGCAGGATTAAAAGAGTTTGCTGATGGATTAGATGGTAAAAATGTAGAAAGTTTTGCAACAGCAGTTGATAAACTAGTAGATTCACTAAGTGATTTAAATGGTGAACTTTCTAAAGATAACAATGGATTTCTTAAAGCAGGAACAGGACCTAACGCAGGATCCGCTCTTGGAGGCGGAAGTGGCGGTGGTGGCATAAGTAATAGTAACATACAAGCATTAATCACACTTATGCGCGAACAAAACCGATTAACACAAAAGTTACTCGACAAGAATCCAGAGAGTGCATATTAAGGACAGACAATGAGTTGGAAGAAATATTTTACACCAGTACAAACAGGCGACAACCCAGGGGGAAATTATAGTCCTTTAGGCGGCGGACGCGATGGCGGCGGAATGGCAGGGCCTGCACGTACTAATTATAGTTCTTATTTGCCAGATGTGTATGTAGGCGCTCCTAATAGAGTTGAGCGTTACGGGCAATATAATACAATGGATTTAGATTCTGAAGTAAATGCCGCACTAGATATTCTTGCAGAATTTACCTCGCAAAAAAATGCACAAAATAAAACACCATTTACATTAGATTTTAAGAAAAAAGCAACTACATCTGAAACAACTATTTTACAACAATATTTGCAACAGTGGAACAAACTACAAAAGTTTGATACTCGTATGTTTAGGATTCTACGCAACGTGTTTAAATACGGCGATCAATTCTTTATTAGAGATCCTGAAACTAAAAAGTTATTTCATGTTGACAGTGCAAACGTAGCAAGAATTATTGTTAACGAAAGCGAAGGAAAAAGACCACAACAGTATGTAATTAGAGATTTTAACTTAAACTTTAGAGACATGGTTGCTACAACTCCTTTCCAAACAAACGGAAATGTTACTGGCGGCGGCGATGGCTACTTAACAGGTGGCGTTCGTGGTATGGTAGGAAGTGTACCTAAACAAAGCGGTAGTAGATTCCAAGACAACGAAGGTGAAGTTTCTATTGATGCAGACAATGTTGTGCATTTAAGTTTAAGCGAAGGGTTAGACAACAACTTTCCTTTTGGTAACAGTTTATTAGAAACAATTTTTAAAGTATACAAGCAAAAAGAATTACTTGAAGATGCAATCATCATTTATCGAGTTCAACGAGCGCCAGAGCGCAGAGTATTCTACGTTGATGTGGGCAACATGCCATCACACCTTGCTATGCAATTTGTTGAGCGTGTTAAAACGGAAATTCATCAGAGACGAATCCCATCGGCAACAGGTGGAGGCACAAATGTTATAGACAGTTCATACAATCCTCTGTCAATCAACGAAGATTACTTTTTCCCACAAACTGCTGAAGGTAGAGGTTCTAAAGTTGAAACACTACCAGGCGGAACTAACTTAGGCGAGATTGATGACCTTAGATACTTTACTAATAAGTTAGTACGTGGATTACGTATCCCTTCAAGTTATTTGCCAACTGGAGCAGATGATTCAGCGGCTCAATATAATGACGGTCGTGTAGGCACAGCGTATATTCAAGAATTAAGATTTAATACATATTGTGAAAGACTGCAAGGGTTATTAATTGAAGATTTAAATCAAGAGTTTAAACGGTACTTACTTGAAAAGGGTGTAAACATTGATACTGCAATGTTTGATATTAGATTTCAACCACCACAGAACTTTGCAAGTTATAGACAAGCAGAAATTGACAATGCACGTATTCCAACATTCACACAAATGAGTGCAATACCGTATGTTTCAAATCGTTTTGCTATGAAACGTTACTTAGGATTATCAGAAGAAGAACTTGCAGAGAACGAACGTTTGTGGCGTGAAGAGAATGATGAGAATATACAACCACTGCCAACAGATGCAGGTGGCGAACTTAGAGGTGCAGGTGTTAGCGGAGCAGGCATCGAAGCAGATATAGATGGCATGGAAGAAGAAGTGCCAGGTGAAGAAGCACCAATTGATGGAGGTGCTGATACAGCACCAGATACAGCAACAAGTGGAGAAGGTGTACCTCAAGACGGCGCAACTGACGTAACGGTATAAATAACAGTATGATACTTAGAGAACTTTTTTACTTTGACAAAGAAACACTTGAGCCTGTAGAGGACAAGAGTTATTCTGCTAGAGATGACCAATCACCAGTAGACCTTAATTCGACACGTAAAACTCGACTCACACTTCGCCAGATTAATCGTGCAAGATTAGCCGCAGACGTACATAAAGAAGAGCAAGAGAAAGACTTGCATTTTGTAAGACAAATGTATGGCATTGCGACAAACGCAGAGGCCGGCGGAGTATGATAATTGAGCATAGCCTTTGTATTAGGTAACGGCACTAGCCGGTCCTCTATACCTTTAACCCCACTAAGAAAATTTGGAACTATATATGCTTGTAATGCAGTATATAGAGAATTCAAACCTGACTACTTGGTTGCAGTTGATACAAAAATGGTCAACGAAATTGTACAACATAGATATCACTTAGAAGGTCAAGTTTGGACAAATTATAATAAATCATATGAACGTTACACTGGACTTAATTACTTTGAGCCAAGCAAAGGATGGAGTAGCGGTCCAACAGCATTGGACCTTGCAAGCAGTCATGGACATAAAACAATATACATATTAGGATTTGACTATCAAGGAATAGGTCCCGAATACAAACGTGTAAACAATTTATATAGTAGTTCGCCTAATTATAAACGCGAACACGATACAGCAACTTATTATGGCAATTGGTTACGCCAAACAACTACTGTTTTTCAGAAAAATAACGAAAAGAGATATATAAGAGTAATAGTAAATGATAAAGGATTTATTCCAGAACCATTTGCAAACTTTGCTAACATTTCACATGTTACAATGGAGGATTTTGCAAAATCTTTCAATTTTGGCCTTGTAAAATAAAAAAGGCCCATTTTTAGCCTATATCTACGTACTTTTCTGTATAAATAGTAAATACTAATGACAGCCTTACCGTAAGGTAATTTAATTTTAACAGGAGACGAAAATGGCAGATCTTAACAAATTCGAGAGTATGCTCGAAAAACTAGTTAACGAAGATCGCGCTGGAGCAGAAGAAATGTTCCACGAGATTGTAGTTGAAAAATCAAGAGAAATTTATGAAAATCTTTTAGAGAACGATCTAGAAGATGACAAAGATGACGATGACAAAGAAGTTGACGAGTCAAGTGATGACGAAGAAACTAAAGAGTCAGACGAAGACTTAGACGAAGCAACTGACGAAGAAGTTGAAGAGTCGAGCGATGATGAAGAAACCAATGAAGGTTTTGACATGAACGAATTCGAAGTTGAACCAATGCCTGAGGCAGATCCAGCAGATGATATGATGGCTGACTTAGAAATGGGTGACGGTGAAGAAGGTGAAGACGATGCTCCAGAGGGCGACGAAGACCTAGAAGACCGTATGGTAGACTTAGAAAAAGAATTAGACGACTTACGTCAACAATTCAATGACGAAATGGGTGCAAGCGACGACGAAGGTGACGACGAAGAAGCAGGCGACATGGATGACATGGAAGATGATGACGAAGGTGATGATGACGATTCGGAAGAAGAGTCATTTGATCTTGGCGTAGAAGAAGCAACTGATGAAGAAGTTGATGAAACAGACAAATCAGAAGCAGAAACAATGCGTGAGTATGTTGAAAAAGTAACTGCAACAATGGGCGATAACGGTGCAAACACCAAATCTCCACATGCAGGTGCAAACAACATGGGCGGAACTTCAAGTAACTTAGTTGCAGGTGGTGAAGCAGACTCAAAAGGTACAACAGGTGGCTTAGCGGCAAACTCAAGTAAAGAAGATAACATGGGTAACATCAACGTACCAGGTGGTAAAGCATCGAAAAGCATGAAATCACAGCCAAAAGGCCACGGCACTGAAAAGAAAGGTGCAGGCGAAACTGCTGACAATAAAAAATCTACTATTGGCAGTTAATTTAGGAGTTAGATGATGTTTATACTAAACGAGACACTGACATTCGACCAAGCAAAGATGGTTGTCGAGTCAACTGAAAACTCAACTGGAGGCAAGGATCTTTATTTAAAAGGTATTTGTATCCAAGGTGGAGTACGCAATGCAAATGAGCGTGTTTATCCTGTAAATGAGATTGGAAGGGCTGTCAAAACTCTCAATGACCAAATTGGAACTGGTTACTCAGTTCTCGGTGAAGTAGATCATCCCGAAGGCCTAAACATTAACCTAGATCGTGTTTCACATATGATAACAGATATGTGGATGGAAGACAACAACGGTTATGGCAAAATGAAAATTTTACCGACCCCGATGGGACAACTAGTTAAAACAATGCTTGAGAGCGGAGTTAAATTAGGTGTTTCATCGCGTGGTTCGGGTGAAGTAACAGAGTCCGGCGATGTGTCGGGCTTCGAAATAATCACTGTGGACGTTGTGGCTCAGCCTAGCGCCCCTGGTGCATATCCGACACCCATTTATGAACACTTAATGAATGCACGTGGCGGAATGAAGGCATATGAACTAGCACAGGCAACAAAACATGACGATAAGGCACAAAAGTATCTTAAGGAATCGCTAATTAACATAATTAGCAAACTCCAGTGAAACTAGGAGAAAAAGTATGATAGATGCACTGAAAACACTCTTTGAAAACGATGTTGTTACTCAAGAAGTCAGAGCACAAATTGAAGAGGCTTGGGAAGGCAAGATTCGCGAAAACAAACAGGCGGCAACGGCTGAATTGCGCGAAGAGTTTGCTCAAAAGTACGAACATGACAAAGCAACAATGGTGGAAGCCATTGATACAATGCTTAATGATCGTCTTGCTGAGGAAATTGCCGAGTTTGCAGAAGATCGCAAACATCTAGCAGAAGCCAAAGCAAAGTATGCTGTTAAGTTGAAAGAAAATGGAGACTTAATGAAAGCGTTTGTAATGGACCAGTTAGGAAAAGAAGTCACTGAATTGCACGAAGACCAAAAGAAAATGGCAATTAATTTTGCCAAAATGGAGGAATTTGTTGTAGAGGCTCTATCTAAAGAAATCGCAGAGTTCTTTGAAGATAAGAAAGACCTAGCCGAAACAAAAGTACGATTAGTACGTGAGGCTAAAGTACACTTCAATAAAGTGAAAACACAATTTATTGAAAAGAGTGCAAAATTAGTATCCGAAACAGTAAGTAAAGGCCTTAATAAGGAAATTACTTCACTTAAAGAAGATATTAATATTGCAAGAGAAAACGACTTCGGTCGTAAGTTGTTTGAATCATTCGCAAGCGAGTATGCTACTAGTTACTTGAATGAGAATAGTGAAACATCAAAACTTCTTAAAATTGTAAATCTTAAAGATAAGCAAATAGTAGAAGCAAAAGCACAAGCGGTTAAGGCTGTTGAAATAGCGAAAGCAAAAACAACAGAGATTAAAAAGATTAACGAAACCGCAGAGCGTAATAAAGTAATTAGCGGATTGATCGAGCCATTAAGCAAAGGTCAACGTGAAATTATGACAGACTTACTGGAATCTGTTCAAACGTCTAAATTAGATAAGTCGTTTAACAAGTACCTATCGGCAGTTATTGACGGTAATGCTCCAGCGAAGAAGAAGGCAAAATTAGTAGAAGGCAAAGAAGTAACAGGCAATAGAACAACTAACGTTAGTAGTAAAGCAGACGAGAATGTCGTTGACATTAGACGTCTTGCTGGATTAAATTGATAGGAGATAATTATGTCAGAACTACTTGAAAGTCGCTGGCAGGAAACGAAAACTGCATTGCTAGAAGGTCTAGGCGGAACTAAGAAATCCGTTATGGCAACAACACTGGAAAATACACGCAAGTATTTGTCAGAAACAGCAACCGCAGGAACAACTTCCGCCGGTAATGTCGCAACTCTTAACAGAGTTATTTTACCAGTAATTCGTCGTGTAATGCCAACGGTAATTGCAAACGAACTAGTTGGCGTACAGCCAATGACTGGTCCAGTGGGTCAAATCCACACTTTACGTGTTCGTTATTCAGACACGTTTAACGCAGGTGCATCAGGCGCAACTGCAGGTGAAGAAGCACTATCACCATTTAAGATTGCTGAGTCTTACTCAGGTAACACCAACGGTAAAGCAGATGCTACAGCCGCTAAAGAAGGTGTGCCAGGGAATAAACTAAGTATCCAGATCCTAAAACAGACTGTTGAAGCGAAAACTCGTAAGTTGAGTGCTCGTTGGACGTTTGAAGCGGCTCAGGATGCTCAGTCACAGCATGGTATCGATGTAGAAGCAGAAATTATGGCGGCTTTGGCCCAAGAAATTACTGCTGAGATCGACCAGGAAGTATTGGCTTCATTGCGTACACTAAGTGGTACAGCAGTTGAGACATACGACCAATCAGCAGTAAGTGGTACAGCAACTTTTGTTGGAGACGAACACGCCGCATTGGCAGTTCAGATCAACAGAGCGGCTAACCTAATCGCTCAGCGTACAAGACGTGGTGCGGGTAACTTTGCAGTGGTAAGTCCATTTGCATTAACAGTACTTCAATCAGCAACAACTTCAGCGTTCGCAAGAACAACTGAAGGTACGTTCGAAGCACCAACAAACACTAAGTTTGTAGGTACATTGAACAATGCTATGAAAGTATATGTTGATACATATGCAGGCGACGGCACAGCAGTACTAGTAGGATACAAAGGTACATCTGAATCAGATGCTCCAGCGTTCTACTGCCCATACATCCCGTTGATGTCAAGTGGCGTTGTAATGGACCCAGATACATTTGAACCAGTAGTGTCATTTATGACACGTTACGGTTATGTTGAATTGTCTAACACAGCATCTTCACTTGGTAACGCAGGTGACTACTTAGCGAATGTAGCGATTACAAACGCAAGTGTAAACTTTAGTTAATAACTTAACTGATATTAAGGATAGGCGCTACGGCGCCTATTTTTATGACTAAATATTTTGGTAAAATTTCTTATTGACTAATCTCATATAATTGTATATAATGTATATATAAATTGATATGAGGTATATGATGAAAAAGTTACTACTTGGATTAACATTTGCAATATTAACTGCAACTTCAGTGCAAGCACAACAATGGGTGTCTAGTTGTGGTAGTAGTAGTTGGTCTAAAGAATTTTTCAAATCAAATTACACTTTTACAGTACGTAAAGGTGAAATAGGCGGTTGTAAAGATGATAGTAAAAAACATTTTTCAGGACAGTGGGATTTTTCAGAACGACAAGAAGTTTGGTCTAAACCCGCTTGGAGAGCAAACAAAAATGAATTTGGTAAATGGGAATGGAGTGCAACTGTTAATATTGATCGTGCTTGTAGACCTGCTTTGAGAAGTACAATAGTACAAGTTCATGGTGGTCACAACACTGCTACTAAGCCAGATGGTCCTCCTAGTTTTCTTGCAGTAAATTATGCTAACAAATTTAGAGGAGCATACGGCCCATTTAATAAAAACGGAAAATCATCTTGGCACCTAGGTCCAGGAGATATCGAAATTCCTAAACAACCATTTCACGTTCGTATGCAAACCGAATGGATTAAAGAAGATTATATAAAAACTGACTACTGGATTGATGGTAAGTTTCTTGGTAGTGAAAAAGTAGATGCTAAAGGCTTTACAAAATTATTTATTAAGTTTGGTGTATATCGTGTAAACAGTAATTGTAATATTACACAAGCATATAAAAATGTTTCACTTAAAAAAATAAAATAAAAGGTTAACATCTTCTATAATGATGTTATACGGCGCTACGGCGCCTATTTTTATGACTTTTATTTCTTTAATGTTATTAGATGATAAATACTTATGTCGTAAATCGTGCCACACACTTGTGGACTTATGCAGAACTGACCCACTGCGTATTACATAGAACGTAACTTAGGAGAAACAAATGGGTAGACCATTAAATAAAAGATTATTTGGAGCCGCTGGTGTTGGACCAACAGCCGCTGGCGCTGAAATTAAAGTAAACTTTCACAACGGTACAGCCGTTAAAGAAGGTTATATTGTAAAGCAAAAAGCAACTAAGAAATTTGTATGCGAAGAAATTGGTACAGGTGGATTATTTACTTGCACACTAACAACTGGTAAATTACCAGCGGCATTAGCGGCAGGTGAAATGTCAATCATGGTATTAGGCAACGATGCAGAAACTTACAATGTAGCAAAAATTAGTGCTAAACGTGTAACACTTGCTAATCCAAGTGCGACTGGTGACAACGTATTAGGCGGGTTATCACAAGCATGGCAAGCAGGTGCCGCGGCTTCAGCAGGCGTAGTACGCATGGAAGAAGCAGGCGATAACAATACATTAGTTGGTACTG